AGCCAATGTGACAAGGTATTACACCCAATATATTGAACAGTTGTTAGGAGGTATATAATGTCCGTTGGTTTATACGATGATGCATTTTTAAAGAAATTGCAAGCGTGGACGAAAGATACCGCTGTCACAATTGTAAGCCCTAGTGACTCAAGACGTTTGTTTGAAACTATCGCAGATAACACAAACGATAAACCCATACAGTTGCCTCTTATTTCATTGAAAAGACCCGGTGGATTCACAATATTGAACACAGGTAAGAGACCGTTAACTTTTGATGGTGCAACTTTGGATGCAACATATGAGCGAGCAAGTCAATTAAATGCTATACCCATTAGTATTCCTTATCAATTAGATGTATATACTCGATATCAGCAGGAAGCTGATGAATATATTAGAAACCTTGTATTTAATATTATAAATTATCCAAAACTTGATATTGTTATTCCTTATAATAATGAGAACTACGTTCATCATTCAAATATAAGATTAGCGGGAGAAGTGGACGATAATTCAGATATACCAGAGCGTTTAATTTCTGGGCAGTTTGTGAGAATGTCAATGAGAATAGATATTGATGATGCATACCTATTCGATGTAAGGTACAGAGATGTTTATGCTATTGAATTAGCAACCGAAGTACGAGAAGACATTGTTGAGGATTCAAAGACAATAAAAATAGTTTAAAGGAGTTATTTAGATGCCTAAGATTGTAATTACAGAAATTGATAATACTACTCCTGGCGTGTTAGATGAAGACTTTGACGTTGTTTATATCCCTGGTTTTGTTGATACAACTCAATCATGTTTATACAACAACAATGGTGATTATGTAGGTCTTGAACCTCGTGTTCCTACTTTATTCACTTCTGTTTCAACATTTACATCAAGATGTGGTACTGCTCCTGCAAAGTTCTCAAGTAGACAAGATTACAGAAGTTTAAATACTGCAGCAACTCAGGGATTTGCTTCCGACGCAGTTCCTTATGATTATGTAATGTTTGAAGCCGGTGAATATGACCCTTCATACATCATGGCAAAAGAACTTCTTTCCGCAGGATTAAATGTTGTTTATGAAAGAATCAATCCTGACGAATTAACAACAGACGTTACAGTAAATGGTGACGCCCTTGTTCCTGCATTTGATTCAACTGCAACATATAAAGTTGAAAAAGTTATCTATAAAACAATTAGCGGTGCAATTGCACCTAGTTTATATACACACTTTGACGAGCGTGTAGCATTTAATACAAGTGCTACTTATTATGTTCTTGTTGAAGGTGCTTATGTTGAGAAGACTGGTCAAGCAATTGTTGATGAATATACAGAGCAACACGGTGGAGAGATGCAAGGCTTTGATGCATTCTATGCACTTGATGCAGAGGTTGATGGCGACACAACAACATATTATGTTGATGCAGAGTCAGAGCTGTATACATTAGCAAAATTCTATGCTTTAACTGCACTTGAAGGTGTAACCGGTTCATCAATCAATGGTGATGTTTTAACACTTGTAGATGGAATTGAAACCGTTAAGCAGATGTCACTCTATCCATTAACTAAATTACCTGATGATTGGAACACACAATACTACTTAACTTATTATGAGCCAGTTAAAACTCTTACAGCGGTTAAAGAGGAAAGTGGTAAAACTATTCAGGAACAAGTTAAATCTGCAATTACTGCGGGAAATAAAGTTACTGTAAATGTTCCAACTGTTTCTATTGCAGTTATGTACAATACTTTACCAAGTGTATTTGATACATCAGCAAGAGATGGTTTAGCTGATAAAGGTAACTACAGCATCAAGTATTTAACATCAGGCGGATATCCTGTTTACGAATACAACAATGGTTCACTTGTTACTGCAATGTTAAATCTTGCAGAGAATAGAGGAGATTGCGTTGCAATCATTGACCACACAGATAATCTTTACAGAGAGTCAAATATTGACCTACCTGGCAGCGTTTACTATGCAGTTAAGAATGATGTTTCTCTTGAGGGTAAAGGCGATTTTGGTACAATGTTTACTCCCTGGGCTCTTTATAATAGAACCACATCAGATAAAAATGGTAATGAAGTTATTCCAAGTACTTCAATTAGAATGAGCGGTGGATATGCTTATCTTGTTGCATTAGCCGATTCAATCAAAACTAATGCACCTTGGTTAGCAGTCGCTGGTTCCGCAAGAGGTTCTGTTCAAAATCTTGCACAGAATGGAATGACAACAAATATTCCAAATGGTGCAGCAGATGCAATGCAGCCTCGTTCCGATGGAATTGCAATAAATGCAATTACAAATATTAAACCTTATGGATACACAATCTGGGGCAATAGAACACTTAAAAAGAATGAAGAAAATCTTGTTGCTACATCATTCTTAAATGTTAGAAACCTCGTTAGTGATGTTAAGAAAGTATGTTATAGAGCAGCTCGTAAGTTGACCTTTGAGCAGAACAATGATATTCTTTGGATTAACTTTAAAGCAGAAATTGCTCCTACACTTGACAGAATGGTATCAGGCTATGGTTTAAGTGGTTATAAGCTAGTAAGAGATACTGAACACGAAAGAGCAGCTGAAAAAGCAACTTTATGTGCAAAGATTTTCTTATATCCTGTATATCCTGTAGAAGATTTCTACGTAACAATCATTCTACAAGATGACGAAATAAGCGTAGAATAATTAGAAGGGAGATTATACAATGGCTTCAACACAAATTGGTACTTATCATTTAGCTGACAATCCTCAGTTATTTGAAGTTCAAAGACAAAATAACTTTGAGTTTGTTGTTACTGACATTGATGGTATTATTAGGGCAGGTGCTCTTGGTACTGAGTCAAATGCAAAAATCAACAATGCTCAAGAGATGCTTAGATTATCAGTTACTAAAGCATTTGTTCCTCACTTCACACAGGAAGTTGTTAATATCAAGCGTGGTAACAGCACATTAAAGTATGCAGGTGTTCCTTCATTCCCTGAAGGCTCAATTGACTTCAATGACTATATTGGTGCTGATATCAAGTCAATTCTTAAAGCTTGGCAGAACCTTTCTTATAATGTAAGAACTGAAAAAGTTGGTTCACTTGATGTTACAAATTACAAGAAAGATTGTTACTTAATTGAGTACACACCTGATTACAGAAAAGTAAGAACCTGGAGATTTTATGGTTGTTGGATTTCTTCTTTAAGTGAAGGAGAGTACACATCAGATAGCGGTGACAAGCATCAAATTTCTTGTACTATTCAGTATGATAGAGCTGAAATTGATTTAAGTGAAGTTATCTAAGACAACTTAATATAATTGTATTTAATAGTGAAGAGATGTTTTGTCTCTTCACTATTTTAGTTTATAACGAGGTGACGGTTTGAATAGGTTATATGAAGATAATAGACGTAAATTGATTTCTAAATCAAAATCGTCACAAAAAGGTAGAGAAAGATTTAATAAAAGAAATAAATCAAAAGTAGCAAATACTGTTAAAGCAATGAATTCAATTGATATGAATAAATTGTTTAAAGATGATATTTTAACTGTTAATATTCCTGTTCATGGTGAAACAGATGATTATGTTGTTAGAATGACTTTTGGTGGATTTCTTGCAATCCTTAGAGACCAGATAGGAGATAAGGATACAATTGATTTTAGAGATATATCAAGAGCTGCTATTATTGGTTTTAATAAAGATGATGTATTCATAAACTGTACTTGTCCTGATTGGCAGTATAGATTTGCATATTATGCAACACGTAACGATATAAACAGTGGTGCACCTGAAACAAGACCCTCTGATATCACAAATCCTGATGACAGTTTAGGCAGTGCTTGCAAACATGTTTTACTTGTTCTAAATAATACAAGTTGGATAATTCGTGTTGCTAGAGTTATTAGTAACTATATAAAATATATGGAAAAGCACTATCAAAAATTATATGCAGATATTATATATCCTGCAGTATTTGGAAGAGCTTATCAAGAACCTGTTCAGTTGTCATTTGACGACATCGATTCAACAGATGAACTTGCCACAGATAATGATATTGACACATTAGATAAAGCAAATAAATACAATCAAGATAGAACGAAATTCCAAAAAGGTAATACAAAAGGTGTTCGTTTTGCGTCTAACGAAGAGGAAGATGATTCGCAATTAAAGTTAGACATTGAAGACGAAAACCCTGATGACCAATTTTAATCTATAAATTAAGCACCTTTACAACAAGTTATAATTGTATTTATTATGTGTATAAATAACTTGCTATAAAGGAGATTAAAAATGGCTAACTATAGCATTGCTGAAGAATATACTTTACCATCAAAAGGAGAAGTATATTCTGAGAATGTAAATCCTGTTGTTAAAATCAGAAGTATGACAACAGAAGAAGAAATGAAGAGACTTGCTCCCTCTGATAGAGCATATAAGAACCTTTGTGAAATCATTGATGACTGTTTAGTAGAAAACCCAGGCATATCTTCATATGATATGTGTCTGGCTGATTATCAGTTTTTGTTACATAAGTTACGCGTTGTTACTTATGGGCCTAGTTATAATACCTCTTCTATGTGTCCTCATTGCGGCACTGAGAATGAAGGTAAAATTGATTTAAACAGTCTTGAAGTTGTAGAGTACAATAGCGATGATTTTGCAAAATATCTGGAATTTGTTCTTCCCGTCACTAAAAAGAAAATTACTATTAGAATGCAGACTCCTCGCATGATTGATGACATTAACCAGAGCACCAGAGAGCTCCGTAAGAAGTCAAAGAATACAGCATCCGGGGATTCTGCATTTTTGTTTACTTTACAAAAACTTATTGACACAATTGATGGTCAGAAAATTGACCCTATCAAAAAGGAAGATTTTGTTAGACAACTACCTATGATGGACACTAACTACATCATGAAACATGCACAAAAGTTAGTAGAAAGTTTCGGAATAAAGACTGCAATCAGTCAAGAGTGTTCCGTTTGTGGGTTAGATTATACTAGCTCCTTTCGCATCACATCGGAGTTTTTTGGACCCTCAATTGACATTTGATGGTAGGCCATATGCCCCTGAGAGATACCAGCAGATAGTTGAAGAAAGATATATAATCTCTAAACATATTCATACTTCCTATCAGGATATTGGAGATATTTCTCCTACTGAAAGAAAGTATTTACTTGAATTTATAAGAAAAGATTTAGAGAGAGAGCAAGAAGTTAGAGAGAAAAATATGCAGATGTTGGGACTAAAATAATAAGCGAGGTGAGATACGATGGCTAATAGTATGAATAGTGGCTTAAGAAATAGTACTGAACAGTCACAAGAAACTCAGTTTAATTCAAAAGTTTCTGAAATGTCGTCTGTCAGTAAGCGCTACGATGCTCTTGTAGGTGAATTTAAAAAATATCAATCTTTATTGAAAGAAATTTCTAAGAATTCATCAATTGAAAGATTAAAAGAAGAATTACAGCAGGAAAATCTTTCTGTTCGTGACAAACTTGCAATCAGGCAGCAGATTGCTGATGAAGAAGCCCGTATCCAACAACTTGCGTTAGATGCAACTTTAGCCTATACAGTAAACACTTACAAAAAAGCAACAGTTGCACGTAAGCTTGAAATAAAGAAAGAACACGCCGACGCTCTAGCAGCTCATCGTGTATCACTTGATAAGGAGTATCAAGAGAAATGGGCAGCAGCTCAGGGTGATGCAAAAGAGCGTCGTAGATTAACAAATCAACATAAAAAAGATGTGTTTAAAAATATTCAGTTGGAACGAGAAGCAAGGGCCCAAGTTTTTAAACTTGAAGAGTCTGAATCTCACCAACAGTATAAGAATGTTCAAAAACATATTGATAATTTCAAGAAAGATAAATCTTTTAAAAATGGATTAAAGATAGCTGTTAGTGTTGGTCAACTTAATATTGATTCTTTGAAAAAGATGGCTGAAGAATCAAAAAAAGCATATCAAGATTCAAAAAAAGAAACTGAAAGAAGAGCACAAGACCTTGAGGATTTAAAGGCACAAGGTTTCGGCGAACACACTGACGAGTACAAGGAAGCATTAGCAGCTTACGAACAATCCAGAATGGATGAAAATAATGCTGCATTAAAGAAAGTTCTAGAAGATGAATTATCAAAAGTTGCAGATGCTCTGATGACTTCATTTGCCGAAGTTGAGAGTATGATAACTGATTACAAAGGCCATGTTGATGCTCGTCTTCAAGGTTCAGATAAATCATATAATAAGATAAATGATTTGATTTCATCAAATCTATCAACAAGTCCTTTTGTTAAAACACAGAAAGTTCTTGAAAATATGAGAGAACTTGTTGATAAAGGTGTTGCTTACAATGTGGAGCAACGAGCCTTTTTACAGACTGTTAGTGATAAGATTGCTAACACATTTGATGCATTTGATGCTAACCTATTAAGACTTATTAGATTACAACAAGCAGATACAACCGCAGCTCGTTTAGGAATGGAAGCAAGTTTGACTAAATTCCTAAACGGAATGTTCCAAGACACCAGCTATCTATCGGATGTATATGATAGTGTATCTGCAGCAATAATTGATGCAAATGCAACAATGACTCGTAATATGTCAGCTGAATTTGAATATATTGTTCAAAAATGGTTAGGTGCTCTAAGTTCAGTTGGTATGTCATCTGAAACTATAAATCAGATTGCTACAGGTATCAATTATCTTGCAACAGGCGATGTTCAAAGTCTTGCAAGTAATACTCAACTACAAACATTATTTGCAATGAGTGCTTCAAATGCAGGATTAAGTTATTCAGATTTATTATTGAAGGGACTAGACTCTTCAAGCACAAATAAATTACTTGAAAGTATGGTTTCATACTTAAAACAGATTGCAGAAAATTCAGATAATCAAGTTGTAAGAGCAGCTTATGGTGATGTATTTAATCTGTCAATGTCTGATATGAAAGCTATAAGTAACTTGTCTTCAGGTGATATTTCAAGTATTGCAGGTAACAAGTTATCTTACGGTGGTATGCAATCTGAACTAACAAATCAGTTTGCACAGTTGCTCACAAGAACAAGCCTCACTGAAATGATGAGCAATGTTTACAATAATGCAGTA